ACGGGAACAGGTACTCACCGCTGAACCCGTCGCTGGCTTGACCCGAAGTCAATGCCCGGATATTGGACGGCCCTGCACCAAAGCGGACGACTTGCTGCACCGCTGGTTGGCCGTTGTTGACCGTGTACTCTCGGACCAACGTACCCCCTGCCGTGTAGTAGCGAATGAGGGCTTTGTCAAAGTTGGCCGTCGTGGTTCCCTTTCCTTGAGCGAGCCACCTCGCCTCGGTATTGGAGTGCCATACGAATCGGGTCGGGGTGGTCAAAGCCAAACTACCCAAAAGCGTACCCGAAGGGAATCGAGTTGCAGAATTGTAGGACTGGAACTCCAACTGCTCCAAGTTTCCTGCAAAGGCAACATTCCCCGACACGGTGGTAACCGTTCCCGTGTACACGACTGGGGTGTTGCCGTATTCGTCAAAGAAATCTAAGCGGTATCCCGAATAATAACCCGAATGATTGCTGAATGCGGTCTGCGTCAAGGTTGGCTTAACTGGTGCAATCAGTGTTTCAACGACCTTGGCGACATCGAAGAACCCGAAGTTGGTGGTGGGCAGTTTGTCGCACTTTAACCGGGCGTATGTACTCCCTGCACTGTCTTTGACATCGCAAACAAATCGGTAATTAGGCTGGGCTATCTCGTTGCTGCTGACCTTGAAGAGCATCTTGTTGTAAACGGGGGTTGCCAGTTGGGGCGACCCGGAAAGGACTGTTACTGCCATTTTATAGTTTGGTTGCTACGCTTATGGATTTGCCAAGGGTTTCAGCGATGGTGTTCACCAAAACGTCTATCATTTCGGGGGATAGGGCGTTAGACATGAAGTTCGTGGCCCGTGTTCCTCGTTGGAATACCCAATAGGCTACCGACCTGCCATCGACCAATCCCTGCTCCTGCTTCGTCCGCATCCGCTTGAGTTTGCGTGAATAGGTCGGCACAACTGCTTTTTCCTTGTTGGCTATCCAATCAGCCATGGCTTGGGCAGGTGGGTAATTGTCTTTGTATTGGAATGGCGACCTTGGAGCCTTTACGCTTGACGTTTTGCCTCGCACCCCTTGGTCAACGTACTTCCAATAGGGGTTAGCCATGATAGCCACGACTATTTGCTTTGCGGATAGTTCGATGTCTTCGGGGGCGATGGATGCCGATAGCGTTCCCCCTGCATTTGCGTTCGCTGCTTCGAGGTTCTTCTTCGCAAGTTCGATGACCCGTTCAATCCACTTGACCAGCACGTCGTGGGTTGGCGACTTGCCTCCACCTTTGGGGCCGACGACTGAACCAATCCCCTCCAAAGCGGTTTGGTCGATGCCTTTCATCGAACCGCTACCGAACTTGCCTACGGGCTTACCATTGGCGAGGATGGTTGTTTCCATGTGGGTAAATGTCCCCCGTGCTGGAATGTGTAGTCAGGACAGGATTCGAACCTGTAACCTCGATGGTATAAGCATCTTGCGCTAACCGTTGCGCCACCTGACTATAAATGAAGGTTCCATACTTAGGCTTTGCGGGAAGTCACCTCCAACCCACCTCGTAGTCAGGACAGGATTCGAACCTGTAAGGAAGGAGGATTACTATTAAATCTAACAAATGCTATCAAGTTTAGATTCCTCAATGCGTCTACCATAACGCCACCTGACTAATGCAAATATATTACCTTCTTCTCGCTCGCTCCGCTTCCATCCGTTCGGCCTCCAAGATGTCGTGAATTAAGAGTGCGTAATTGAGAAACTCCACCGCCTTCATCGCAAAGATGGCATCGAATTTCAGTACGTCCTTGTTTGCCATCCGCCACACCACCATCAGCCATCCGTACCCTGCGAGAGGGCTTACGTCAACTCCCCTGCCTTCGTCATCAGGTGCTTGGAATAGTCGCTCAAAACTTTCAAGTAGGATTCGGAACTTAGCAAAAAAAAACTGACAACCCCCCAAACGTCGCCCACCTTGGCGTACTTCTTCATGAGTTCGGCTCGCTCCGCATGGGCAGCCCCGTCGTACTTTTTCGGGAAGAATCCTAATAACCCACCTTCCCGGCACAGGGTCGCCATGATTCGGTGGAGGTTTTGGAGCAGTTGTTTTTCGTCCGTGGTGTTTGCGTCCATTAACTCTATCAACTGCCCAGCGGTTAACTCGTCCGTGAACACCGTCGGAATCCACCACTTGCCCCCGGCCTTGAACTTTCGCTTGTAACCCAAGGCAGGCAATGCGTTCCACTCGCTGATAATAGCCTTGTAACGCTTTAGGACGCTCTTGGCGGGCATTTCTCGAACGATTGATATATCGACCCCCTCAACGATTGCGACGACCCCTGCACGCTTGTCGTAGTCCCCAAGGACGCTTGAGAACTCAATGGCTCCGATGCGCTGGAACTGGTCAATGGTCAGGTCTTGGAGTTTCATAACTTGACAATCCAAGAGGTATCGGTGAAGTATTGCAAGGGTTCACCGAGGCAGTCCATGACCGCCTTTAGAACTTCGGGCATATAGGAGTCGTGGCCTGCGATGTAACCGCCCGGCTTGACCTTCGGCTTCCAAGCGTTGATGTCTGCAACGACCGATGCGTAAGAATGGTCAGCGTCAACGTACACAAAGTCAAGAGAGCCATCGGCATATTGCTTGGATGCTTTGATGCTGGTCATCTTGACCTTGGCTATGTTGGGGTAGTTCGGGTGCATCAGGTCGAACATCTGCTCGGCTGGCATCGTGTCATCGAAGTCCCAAGTGTCAACGCAATGCAACTCTTCGCAATGCAGGGCAATGACCTGACTGCTCACCCCCGAAAACGAACCGACCTCCACGCACTTGTCCGTTGGCTTGAGGTACTTTTGGCAAAGGTCAATCAGGCCGTCCACCCGGTTGTTGCCCGAATGGTAGTCAATGGACATGAAATACATCCGTGGGGTGTTGCGGAGAGCGTCAAGTTGTTTCATCGCTTAAAGATGGTTTTTATATCCCTGCTTCCGTGCTTGTAGTTGTTAGTCAAGTGAAAGACCTTGCAATGGTCCGCAAGTTCGCCCTGCTCCGTGAACTCCAGCATCGGTTTTAGATTTAAAGACCAAATCGGGAAAGAGGCAAGGCTTTCCCGGTAAAGGCCGTTGTTCGGGATGTGGTCAAGTTCGCCCGGATTACGGGTCAGGACCTCTTTGAGCCTCTTGGTGCTGAACATCCAAAAAGCGTGGTAGTTGATGTAATAAGGCAGGCTCACGTAGTCCTTGCCGTTCCATTCACACCACACCGAGCCGGGCAGGTCTTGGTTAATGTCGGGAGTGCATTCGCCTTCCTTGTCGTCGTAGGTTTCAATGCGAGTGAAGGATGGGTACAAGCCATCCTCAAACATCAAATCGAACCGCTCCGTGAAGTTGATAAAGCCTTCCTTGGGCAGCATCATGTCGTCCTCAAAGTAGGCCACCCAGTCAAAGTATTTGTAGGTTTCCTTGATGCGGGTGCGGTGTACTGCAGTCAAAGCCCAAGGGTGAGCCAGTTGCGTGTGAGCGTGAACCGTTACGGGTTGGTCCGCAAGCAGCCCCACGACTTCGGGGTCGTTGGTGTCCACGAAGATGTCGGCCTGCACGGGGTAGGACTTGATAGCCTCAATGACCCGGATGAGGTTTGGTATCCTTTCGGGGTTGTGGTGGTAGGCGATGTTTGCGAGTAACCTCATGGCTTCAAGATGTACCAAGAATCGTTTTGTGGTTCTTCGCTTGGCGTGAATGATTTTCCAAATTCCTCAAGGGCTTGGGCTACGCCTGAAAGGGAACGGTCATGTCCGCATAGCACACCGCCCGGTTTGACCTTGGCCCAATAGTTGGTGATGTCGTGCAAGGCCCATTTGTAGGAATGGTCCCCATCGATGTAAATGAAGTCAAAGGATTCATCGGCAAGGAACTCCAACGCCTTGTCTGAAAAGTGCTTAATAATGTTGACACGGTCAACGTAGGGCTTCAATCGCTCAAAGGCGATGTATTCGTGGCCCTTCATGGTGTTTCCATCAATAAAGCCCCACCAATCTTGATAGCCCTCAAACGGGTCAATTAGCGTGATGTGCAGGTTCGGGAATTTGTCAAGCAGCCTCACGGAGTTGTGGGCTTCCCATACACCTATCTCGATTCCCGTGATAGGTCGGTTGGTGGGGATGTGTTGGTACATGGTTAGAAGGTTATGACAAATCGTTCGGGTGAAGGCCAGCCGGGGTTGGAATCAAAGACCTTGGTGTCGGGCTTCTTGCCTATCCAATGCTCGGCTTGGAATCGGTGGTCCCTTGCAGGTTCGCCCAGTTCCTTGATGTGGCTTGACTTGGCCCACCAAAAGTTACCACCGAAGTAGGGGTAGCCTTCCGGGTTGTTGTGGTCAGCCATGTGAGGGAACTGCTCCTTGGTTATCCAATGGCATCCGACCGCATCAACTCCTTCGAGCAGTTGCATGGACCGCTCCCATGCGACCACGTTAAAGAATAGCATCGACCTCCCCCAAAGTTGGGTGGTCAAGGATGGATTCGCAGCCCCCTTGGTGTGGGCGTACAGGTACACGGCTTCCTCTTCCTGCGAGGCCCGGTACATCTCGGTAAGCGTCGCCTGCTCCCAAGCATTGGTCCGGGTAACCACGACCTTGACCTTATCGGCCACCATCGAGTTCTCCAGCACCTCCTTGACCGCTTTGCGTTGCTCTGGTGGACCGACGATGCCTACACGGATTTCGTCCAAGACATTGATGAGGCCGTAATTGCACACGGCCATCATGTGTTGATTCAGGATTAACTGCCAATTCCCTCCGCAGTAGATGTGGTAGTAGTGAACGACTTTCATAAGGTCCAAAGGAGGGTTAGAAGGGTGATGATAAAGAAAACGGCTGCAATCGTCTTGCCAATTTCGATGAGCAGGTCGATGATGCGTTCCGTGTTCATGGGGCAAAGTTACACCACAACATACTTCCCTGAGTTACTGACCCGTAACTTGTTAAGTGCCACATACCGCATAGCGTCGCAGGCGTGGTTGAAGGAATCAATCGGAACCCCCGTGTTCTTGCCCTCCTTGTCGGTCGCCCAAGTGTAGGACCGCAGTTCCTTGATGAGGTTTGTGGAGTCCTTGGTCACCTGCAATTTGAACCGCTTGAGGATGTCTATCCCGTTCCTGACCGAGTCGGGGCCTTTCTCCGCTGGCTTGATGTTGAACCCCAACCGATAGATTTCCTCGATGCTCTTGGGTTCGGCTGAATCCGCCACGATTTCCCAAGCCCTTGTGATGCCCAGCGACCGCAACTTGTCTGCGATGTCTTGGTTGGTAAGGCCCGTAGCGTAGAGCAATTCTTGGATGAGCAAACAGTCCCCTTGGCGGTAGATAGCGACCAAGGCCGTTGGGTCGTTGCTAAAGCCCCAGTCAAGCCCAAGGGCGACGAATTTCGCTCGGCTGACATCTATACCCTCCACGACCTCGAAGTCCTCGTAGATGGCCCCCTGAAGCGTCCCGACCTGACCGAGGCCATAGACCTTCCACCAGTTCGCCCAGTAGGCTGACGTTTCGGCTTTGGTCTTGGCTTTCTCAATCTCTCGGATGATGGCAGGGTCAAGGGCTTGGTTGTCCTTGTAGGTAACGAGCAGGAACTCGGCATCGGGGTCATTCATCAATTCTGTATGCGCCCAAAACTCTCGGACTGGATTGTAGTCGATGTAGATGGCGGTCCTTGTCCTGATAGCCAGTTGGTGATAGGCTTCCCATGTGATGTTGTTGGCCTCGTTCATAAATAGCACGTCCCTCCTTGCCCCTCGCATCTTGTCGCTTTGGTCAGCGGAAAAGAACTCGATGTAGGAGCCATGCGGAAAGTCATATCGGAGCAGGGTTCGGTTGTAAAGTTCCTCTTGGTAAAGCCCTGTCATGTTGAGCATCTTGAGGAAGTCCTTGAGCGCACCCCTGCGAAGGTGGGGGATGGATTCGGAAACTACGGATATTTCAAGCGGGCCGCATTCGGGGTTGGCTGCGTAGGAATAAAGCAAGGACAGGATGGCAAAGGTCTTGCCTGCCGATGAACCGCCTTGGACTATTCGGACTCTCTTGCGGAATCCATCAATCTTGATTGCCGTTGTGGTTGGTGTCAACTTGTAGTTTTACGCCCTGCCAAATTGGTTGAGGCGATATGGTTGCAGCGACCTCCTGCTTGGGTTGACCGTAGACCCGTGATAGCAGCGTTTCCATGGAGTAGAGCGTTCCCTTCTCGATGGACTTGCGGATGGCCGAGGCTATGGTCTTTTCGAGCACCGTTGCCGTTGGGTTGTCCCATACCGCCTTGACTTCCTCCAAGGTCATAGCCATCATATTTTGGATGGTGTCGTTGATTTCGGACCGCTTGTAGCCTTGGTCAACCAAGGTGCTGACGTACTTGCGTGGACGACCATTGGGGTTGCCTGACTGCCCTTTTTCAAACGGCTTGTTATTTGGTATCGGGTTACTCACGGCTGTTATTCGGCTGTTTTGTATGGCAAACCGTTCCTCTTGACCTCCAAGGTCGGGTCGAGTTTAAGCATCCTGTCCACGATGACTTGGCAGTACTTCGGGTCAAGTTCCATGCCGTAGCACTTGCGGTTGAGTTGGTGAGATGCGACCATTGTGGAACCACTGCCAAGAAAAAGGTCTGCCACCAATTTAGTGTCATCTCCCCAATTGCTTAGAAAAAATTCAACTAACTGTAATGGCTTTTGAGTTGGGTGAACCCTCTCTCTTGCGTCTGCGGCACCAAAGGCCCCCATCCACTTGACTCGTGCAATTAGTCTTTTGTGCTTTTGCTTGCTCCAACACAATTCAAAAGATGAACCCACTATCTTATCTGCATCTTCACTTCCTCGCTTATCCCAAACAATCCAACTACCTTCATTCTTATTTGGTATTAGTTCTGCAAAATAATCTGCCCCCCAAATAAAAATCTCTTTGCAATAATCAAAGCAAGCGAAAATTGTATTTATCAATTCGGGAGTGAAGTCGTTGTGGTCGCCAATGACCTTTGAGTAACTTTTACCACCGCCACTTATTTTGGCATTTTTAGAGCCTTTTATTTCTGAATAATCAGTATCTAAAAACATTCCATAAGGAGGGTCAGTATATACCATATCAGCCTTCTGCCCATCCATAAGCCTTGCGACTGCATCGCTATCCGTTGAATCCCCACAAAACAAACGATGCGGACCAATCTCGAACAAGTCGCCCAGCACGATGTCGGTCTGCACTTGGTCAGGCATCTCGTAGTCATCTTCCTCCGCTTCCAGTTCCTTGCCGTTGTCAAAGTCGGGCAGGTCAAGACCCCACTCTTGCAGTTCCTCGGTGTCCCATTCGTTGGCAAGCATCTCCCAATCCCACTCCCCTCCGCTTACGTTGTCTTTGATAATGAACTGCCTTTGCTTGTCCTCGTCCCAATCCACGACTTGAATCGGCACGTCCTTCCATCCAGCCTCACGCATGGCCTTGAGCCTCATGTTGCCTCCAAGCACGACCATATCGGCATTGACCACAACGGGACGAACCTCGGCCATTTCAGGCAGGTCTTTGATGGACTGCACAAGTTTCTTGAACTTGTCGTCCTTGATAATCCTTGGGTTGTTCGGGTTGTTCTTGATTGTGCCTATGGGTACTCGTTGCATCAGTATTCGATTTTGTCTATGAGTTCGTCAATCTTGTCCACTATCTTCATCTTCACGGCAAATGCATTCGGGGAGTTCGAATCGTCCACCGCTCCGATACAGTCGCACAGGGTCGTTATGACCATCATAAGCGAGTCCATCCGAGCCTGCACTTGGGCTTCGTCATCCTTCGCCTTCGAGTTCGCCAAGTTCTCGGAGTTTATTTCTGCTCCACGATAATGCTGACTTGCCACCCCACAGGAGGTAGGAGATGTACCCGCAGTCCGAGGTATCGTCAGCGTTGTCGTAGTAGGTTTCGGCCCTTGACAGGTAGGAGTGCATCCGCTTGATGGTTTCGACCGAGATGGCTTCCCCGTTGGCTAACTGCTGCGCCCGGACCTTGCCTGTTTGGGTAGCACACTTGTTCCCGTTCCGCTCGTTGAGTTCTATCCCTCGCTTGGCATTGTTCCTGATGCCTTCCCCATAGTCCGAATAAGACTCGAACTGCTGCCTTTTGTGATTC